TCAGTCCTCTAGCCATAATTATTTTGGCAGTAGCACAGAGAACCCAAGGGAGGGACTAGCATTAGTCTGGGAAATATATGATAAGAACGCAGGTCTGCTTTATGTCGTTTGTGACGGATTCAACGATTTTCTAGTTGAGCCAGAAGCACCACCAATAAAGTTAGAAACATTCTGGCCGTTTTTTGCCTTGACATTTAATGAGATTGAACACAAGGATTTACTCTATCCTCCGTCTGACATAAAACTCCTTACTCCAATGCAGCATGAATACAACCGTGCGAGGCAAGGATTGCGGGAGCATAGACGGGCTAACAGGCCCAAATACGCCGCACCCGCAGGGATGCTGGAAGAAGAGGATAAAGAAAAATTAAGGAACCCTCCTGCAAATGCAGTCCTAGAATTACAGGCATTGGCGGCAGGACAGAAAGTTAATGATGTATTGCAACCCATTCAGCAGATTGGTATTGATCCAAACCTGTATGAAGTGAAAACAATTTTTGATGACGTTCAGCTGGTCGTAGGTCAGCAAGAAGCTAATTTTGGTCAAATATCGAAAGGTACTGCGACTGAAACTTCCATTGCAGAATCATCACGAATGTCTGCCATTGGCGCAAACGTGGATGATCTTGACTCCTTTATGTCGGAGATAACCAGAGCAGCTGGACAAGTTCTACTTCTGGAAATGAGTAAGGATGAGGTTATGGCCATTTGTGGCCCCGGCGCAGTTTGGCCTGAGTTTAGGAAAGAAGATGTTTTAAATGAAATTTATTTACAGATAGAAGCAGGATCAACAGGAAAGCCAAACAAGGCTGCGGAATTACAGAACATCGAAAGGATAATTCCATTCCTGATACAGATTCCGGGTATTGATCCAAAGTTCCTCGGCAGGGAATTGCTCAAACGTCTGGATGATAAAATGGATTTAACAGATGCACTTATAGATAAACTGCCTTCCATTGTTGCACAGAATATGATGCAAGGTGCGAATGCTCAAGCTCAAGCCAGAGGGGGTGCGCCCCCAGAGGCTCAAGGCGGACAGGGGGGCAATAATGCCCAACTGCCAAGTCCTCCCGGTGGTGGGAAACCCCCCGGAATGGGAATCAATGTTTAACAATCAACAAAGGACGTATCTATGGCTGAAGAGTCACAGGAAACGGAATCGTCCCCCGTTTCTGATGAAGTACAAGTAGACGAGTCTACCACAGAAGTTGCGGAAGACACGGCATCATCGTTAGATGCCACTGAAGTTGAAGCGGAAACGACACAGACTTTAGCGGATGCAGTACAAGATGCACTGCAACCCGAAGAACCTGTTGAGGAAACTGAAACTTCTGAAGAGGTGGAAGTCACGGAATCAATTGAAACTTCTGGAGAAATATCGAAGGAAGATTACAAGGACGTTCCATTTAATAAGCATCCAAGGTTTCGGAGTCTCGTAGCCGAAAAGAACGAGTTAAAAGACCTGACAGCAAAGTTGAAAGGTGATTCAGAACAGTATTCAAAGATAACCGGGTTCATTGACAGAAATAATTTATCTGCAAAGGAAGCGGTTGAGGGTTTCAAAATTATGGCTGCGATTAGAAATAATCCAGACGAAGCATATAAAATGCTGGAACACCACTTGGGTAATGTCTCTAAAATCACTGGGAAAGTTTTACCTGAAGACCTACAGTCAAAGGTAGATGACGGTTTTTTAGATGAGGATGCAGCAAAAGAGTTGAGCCAAACTAGAGCTAGTCTAGCAAGAGAACAATACTTGCGGAAGGCAGACTCAGCAAAAAGTGTTTCAAGGCAACAGTCGGCCCAGAGTGAAGTAATGGGTACGGCACTCCAAACATGGGGTGAAACAACTCTAGCTAAAGACCCAGACTTCGGCCTCAAACAAGAGGAATTTAATGATCGTGTCGTTGCACTGGTGAATGAGCGAGGACGGCCCCAAACTCAGGCAGATGTACTAGGTCTTGTAGATGAAGCCTATGAAACTGTCAATGAGAGATTCAGGGCCAGACAACCTCAACCAACGCAATTACGCACGGCAACAGGTGGTAAACTCAGCGGGACACCACGGGCAGAACCGAAAAGTCTGAGCGATGCAATAAGCATGGCTTTTGAATCTAGTTAGCCAGTGGAACCGCTTTATTAATTAAGGAGCCAATATGGCATTAAGCGCAGGAGAACTGACCAACATTAGCAACGCCGCTTTAGATTGGACTATCAATCGAGGCAATGTAATGAGTCAGTCAATACAAGACAGACCCTTGTTCGCAGCAATGGACAAGGCATCAAAGACGTTCCCCGGAGGAAAGGGAGCAGTAGATTTGGCCGTTAAGGGGACATATACAACTACGGTTGCGGGCTATGAAGCAAGCGACACAGTTACTTATGCAAACCCTGCGAATATCAAGCGGGCAAGCTACACTTGGAAGGAACACCATGCTGGTATAGCAATTACTATGACCGAATTGAAAAATGACGGCATTAGTATTACTGACTCAGCAATCCCCGGTGATTCTGCAAAAAGACTTTCTGGGCGGGACAAGACTGTTCTGGTAAATCTTCTGGAAGACAAGTTGGAAGATATGGCAGAGGGTTATGCCCGTGGAATGAATACTTTACTTTATGGTGATGGAACTGGTGATGCGAAAGCACTTGCTGGTATTCAGTCTATCATAAAGCAAGCTCCCGGTTCCGCAGGAACAATTGGTGGGATTGACCATGTAGCAAATACATGGTGGAGAAACCGTTCTAATGTTTCAATTGCAACTACTGCCACTGGAACAGAATTGGTTGATCTGATTCATTCAGAAATTCGCTTACTGCGCCGCTATGGAGGGAAACCCTCAATAGCAGTTGCTGGTAGTGCTTTTCTGGATCGTCTTGCAAGTCAACTGAGAGCAAAGGGTAACTATACCCAAACTGGTTTCAGTGGAAAACAAGACATTTCAATGGGTGAGATGTTCTATCAAGGGATTAAGTTTGAGTATGATCCTGAACTTGATGACATTAACCTCACTGGAAAAGATGGTAACAAGCGGTGTTACATCATCGACCCATCCAAAATGTACTTAGCGTATATGCAGGATGAGAAGATGAAGAAACATTCGCCCGCAAGACCACATACTAGCTATGTGTTCTACAAGGCGATCACAACTACGGCTGTTTTGTGTTCATCGCAAAACAACTGCCATGGGGTCTACGAAATTCAGTAGAACCTGACTTAACTAGGCAGTCCTTCGGGACTGCCTAACCTTAACTAAAGATTAATTATGGAAACTACTTATCGTGCCAATGTGGCTCTGAGCGGCGAGTTAGGAAGTCAGATTTTAAAAGAGGGGTTGACTGCTCCGGAAATTAGGGTACTCATCCATCTTCATGGTTTGGGGTCAGTAAATAATATTGCCATGTCTGGCAAGACAGACCTTAATTCTGCGGATGAACGTGAGAGATTAAACAGTGTTTACAATCCAGAAAGAGTTGCCGAGGTTTTTGGGAACTATGGTGAATTACCTCTGGATATAAAGGAATTAAAATTAGACATTAATTTGTTTGAAAAGGGTGCGCCGCCAATCGGATTAGGTGGTGCTAAAGTAAAGAAAAAACCAACGGAGAATAATGGCAAGGAACACGACACTGCAAGTCCTGCTGAATGACCTGAGAAGTGAGTCGGGACACGCTATCTCCGCCAGTATGGGGAAGGCGACTCAGGACATGATGATTAACCTTTTAGACAGGGTTCAACGAAGACTCTGGGAAGATTTTGCATGGCCATTCCTACAGGTTAAGAAGGATGTGGTGCTGCAAGCGGGTTCACGTTATTACGATGTTCCCTCCGGGCTGACACTTGAGCGTGTACAAAAGGCAACCTGTAAGTATTCCGGGGTTTGGGAGCATATAGAATACGGTATTAATCCTGAAGATTACACCACATACGATTCTGATATTGGGACACGCTCATGGCCCATCCAGAAATATGAAGCGTATGGACTATCACAGATAGAGGTGTGGCCCATTCCGAGTAATAACGCAAACACGACAACAGGTGATGGACTTTTAAGGTTGGAAGGCACAGGCAATCTTTCAACATTTGTATCACTTTCTGATACTGCCGACTTAGATGATCAGTTGATTGTTCTTTTTGCGGCAAGCGAATTGTTAATGAGGCAGAAGAGTCCCGATTCACAGATGAAGATGGGGCAAGCTACTGCCCATTACCAGAGACTGAGAGCAAGGTTGTCTAAGACTAAAACTGTAATTATGGGGAGCGATGAGGACGGCGGATACAAAGCCAGAGGCCCACTCTTAATCCACAGGACAGGATAGCCGTGCCATACGTTCTTGTAGAAGATTTTAAATCAGGGATAGATACTCGCAGGACTGCTGTGACCAGTGTTCCGGGGAGTCTGTTTGGTACAGACTCCACCGGGAAAGCTGGTCTGACTAATGCTCATATAACAAGGGGCGGCGAGATAGAGAAACGAAAAGCTTTTAAGGTCTGGGCCACTCTTCCAGCTGGGACACATGGCTTGGCCGCAGGAGGTAGAAGAGTCTATGTATTTGGAAGCACTGCTTCACCTAGTATGACAGGGCAGCCACCAGAATTGTCGTACATTAAAATGGCAAACCAATACGGGCAACCTCCCTCTTCTGGTGCTTCTGATATGGCAGAGGTTTTGAGTGTAGATTTTTTTGATGGCAAACCGTATGCCTCAATATTATTTGAGGATGGCAAAATCAATCATTACTGGGGTGATGAGGCTGATCCGGGTGTTTCAGCATCAGGAGGTAGTCCAGCAAACAGGATAGTCCAGATTTTTGATGGAAGGGCAAGGGTAAGTACAACAATTACAGGAGGTAATACAACCTCAGTAACAGGGACAGCAGCATCAGTACAGTTTTACATTACAGGAGGCACATCAACTCCGGGTAACAACCTGAAAAACCTGAGAATAAATAATGTTGATGTTTTAACCGGGCCAATTGCACATACAGGTAGTGATACCACAACTGGAGTTGCAATTGCAGCAGCAATAAACGGCCTAACCTCTACACCTAATTATACTGCTACAGAATCTGGGGGGACTGTTTTTATTACTTCTGTAACAAAAGGGACAAGCCAGAATGGACTGTCAGTAACAAATGAAAGGGAGGGCGATTTTACTACATCTTCCGGCAGTACCCTTACAGGGGGGATTGACAGTGCAATAACGGATTATAAAATTAATGGTAAATCAATTATTGGCAGTCCCGTACTTTGGGAAGATTCACATACTTATACTGCACAGAAACTTGCTGATGAAATAAATTCAACTGCAACCTCACCAGAATGGGATGCAGAATCAACGGGGGCAAAAGTGGTGGTTATTGCTGAAGACCCCGGAACTGCATATAATAGTTTGGCAGTAGCAACAACAGTTACAGGAGGAGTAACATATACCAATTCTGCATCCACAACTTCAGGTGGGGCAAATGTGGTTTCATCAACTGCACAACAGGCTGGGAAATATATTACAAGTAATAAATATGCTATGCATTCCCTAGAAGAATCAACATGGAGATGGTGTGCGGTCAACGAACCGGGGGATTGGGTTTCAAATCCCAATACAACGGCTGGGGCAGGGTTCCAAGTTCTTTCAAACCATGCACGAAATTCGGAAGAACTTATGGCAATGTCAACGTACTACGAAAACATGGCAATCTTGGCACAAGATTGTATCCAGATATGGTATTACGATCCTAACCCCTCCCTGATCCAACTTGTGCAAATCCTTAATAATACAGGCACGATTGCATCAAAGAGTGTTATTGCAATTGGAGACTCAGATGTATTTTATTTATCACGATCTGGGATACGAAGTTTAAAGTCAAGAGACTCTAGTAATGCTGC